AGGTTTTGGTGGTGCATTACCGGCTATTGATAAAGAACAAAAATTACAAGATGAATCTGATGAATTACTTCAACAACTTAATGAAGCAGACGAAATAGATAAACCGCTGATAAGAGAAAAACTAACAGATGTAACTTCAAAACTTACTGCAATGCAACAAAAAGCAATAGAAGGTGTACAAGGAAAGGGAACGACTCATTGGAAAATAGATTCTAAGAGAGAAGAAGAGTTGGCAAAAGCACATAGAATTTTAATTGCTAAAGTAGCACCAATGATAAAGGAAAAAATGGAAGAAGTAGACCCAACTGCATTCGACCCGAATGACCCACAGAAATTTATTGATAACAATGCAAGGATGTTTCGTGATGCTCAACGATATATTTCCAACGTTTCTCATTCTGTACACGGTTTAACAACAGCAGGGTATGGGGTTGATTTTACAGATGTAGAAACAAAACCTGCTGAAAATAAAGGCTTTCATCAAAATGTTGCTTCACATCTACAAGAACATGGTTTTCAAATTACAGGTAACATGAGCGTAGACGAAGTTCTTGAAGCGTTAGCAATAGAAAAAACACCACAGTCGAAAGAACATGCAAGAGAACTTATTGAGCGTTCTAACACTTTGAATCAACCATTACACGCAAGTACTGTTAATCAACTCATTTCTCATGGGGGTATAACAGATGTACATGGGACAGACATTTCTCATATGCATGATGAATCGTTAGGAGAGAAAGAAGGAAGTGAACTTAATCCTGAACAGAAGTTTGCAGTTATGGTACAAACATTAGGCTATCACGATGCAGTACAAGAATTACATAAAGAAATAAATTCAGATAAAGAATACAAAAAAGCACAGTATATTCATGCACTTCCTCGCAGATTTAAGCAACTTATGAACCCAAACACTCAATTTGGTTCCGCTATTGATGCTAATGGATTAGAATATATTCATAATGATGTATATGATGCACAAGGAAAGAAAAAAAGTTCTTCTGGAAAAGGACGACCACAGATTACTGCTGAAACAAGAAACAATCTTGATTCTATTATTCATTACAATCCTTCTGTACAACAAGAAGAAAGACCAGAAGAACCTACAACTTCAATAGTTACAAGAGCAGGAATGACACAAATTCCTGTCGGTTCTTCTAATCCCAACAATGGAAGTATCATAGATTCATTTGATGCTGGCGCACATCATAGTGGTTGGTTAGCAAGTCCTTCTGTTGGTTGTGAATTTACAGCCGATGGTCAAATTATGGCAGGACAATATGTAGAACAAGGACTGTATCACTCGGTTCCACACGAACTTACAGATATGATACATGGAAAAGAACTACGTGAACAAGTATGGAATAATGCACCACCCGCACAAGAATCTCGACTTCCTATAAGTGGTATTGACCCTACAACATTCATTGCTATGAATGAGGACCCAAGTAAATTAGCATTGAGTGAAATGAGTGATTACATAGAAGGGTTACTCAATCCTGATATTTTACTCATGAAAGAAGATAAACCTGAATGGAATCCTCTAATACGCCCAATGCACCGTATTTTTGAACTAAGTGATTTAGAACATCTACGTGGATTTAGTGGTTCGTGGGTTGTATCAAAATGGTACGACGGAAAGCGAGTTATGATAATTAAAAATGGTGAAGAGATAACTGCTCTCAATGAATCAGGTAAAAAAGTAGGTCTGAAAAAGGCTCATAGAGAAGCATTACAAAAAGTCAACGACAATAATTTTGCAATAGATACTATTCTTGGCGATGAAGATTTGAATGTTATTGACATTCTAAATTATGATAATACTGATATTACAGATATGCAAGTCTTTGAACGAATCAAAGTCATACGTTCACAATTTGAAAGTCATGAGAATGTTATTGTTCCGGGTCCTCACGATACAAAGGTAACAGATAGTGAAGGACTCAAAGAAAGTGTAGAACGAATGCAAAAAGAACATGAGAATATTTTGCTAAGAGATTCTAAGTCCACATATATGCGTGGAGAATTTAGACACCCAAAGTGGGTATTGTATAGACCAACTCGTGATTACAATTTCATTGTTCTTGATAGAAGAGGCAATGGTCCTTACACATATCAATTAGGTGCGGGTCCTCTTATTGACGATGGTGGATTGGCTAATCGAGCGATTGAACACAAGGGTGAGTACTACATGGATGTAGGTACAGCACGTAATCAAGATAAAGCGTACAAAGTTGGAGATGTAGTGCGAGTATCAGTAAGTGGAGTTACAAAGAAAACTCGTGGGCAAAGAAATGTTTTCACCGTACAAGTAAAACAAATAGAAGGTGTAGGTGAAGGTGAAGGACCTGCAAGTGCTGAATCATTAGACTTGTTGACAAAATCTTATTCTGCAATCAACATTCCACACAACATAGAATACGATGAAGAAGGCTTCCGTGTTGTTCTCAAAGATATTGATACTGTAACATATCAAGTAGATGAAGTAGGGGATATGTGGTATCTCCATTCCCCTCAAGGGAATATGGATTTACTATTCAAAAATCAGTATGCAGTAACATTAGCGGAGAGCCTTCAACCGTTTTGGGGTTCTGTAGCACCACTCATGTTATCAGGAGTATTAAAATCAGAAGAAGAGTTTAGTTCTCCGCCTAAAAAACATACACCAAAAGAAATGGAAGAAGGTTCTGTAGGTATTTTGGAAGAAGATGATGAAAATAGATTACTCAAACCAGAAGATAAGAAAAAAGCGATTGAAGTTATTCTAAGAACACTTGATACACTAACAAAAGAAAAATTGACATGGACTGGACCAAGAGGTTTGGGAATTGACGTAGGTACACCTACGGAATCGCCAAGTGGACCTACAAAAATCACAGAAGAAGAAAATCTTCCAGATTTCGATGGAAGAACTGATGAAGATAAGGAAAAAGATGACAAAAAACCAAAGCACATGAAGCCTGTTGATGTCTCAACAGAAGATGGTGAAAACCTTCATTTAGACTATGAAAATGATACCCCAGTACTTTCAAAGGTATAATAGGGGTCTATATACCATGACGAGGAATTGGTGAATTAATGCTCGCTCTCAAGCAACCAGAACAAGGTCTTTCACTCCTCAAGAGTGGAAGCGACCTCGTTGTTGCTGGATATGCATCAGTTGAGTTGGTCGATAAACAAGGCGACCTCATTACTCGTGGTGCTCTTAAGAGTGCATTTGACGGTTTCATGAAGAGTGAGAAGTACCGCAATGTACAACTCGCTCATTCAAACATCCAAGTCGGTGAAGTCTTGGATTCTTACGTAGACAACAATGGAAGAATGTGGAAGTCCGAATGCGACGACACAGGAATGTTTGTTGTCGTTCAACTCCGCAATGATATTGAGAAGGCTCGTGAAGTAGCCGCTGAAATCCGCAAGGGTAACCTTCGTGGATTTTCCATTGGAGGACAAGCATTCAAGCGAGTGCGAAAGTCTGACAATGTAAAAGGCGACTATCAAGAGATTTCAAAGATGGAATTGCATGAGATTACTATTTGTGAAAAGGGTATCAATCCCGAAGCACAATTTAGTATTTTAAAGGAGGACAACAATATGACTGATTTGAATACAGTAATGGAAAGACTTGAAGCACGACTTGATGCAATGGAAAAGGGTGAGATTCCTCCTCAACTCCGTGAGCACATTAAGGATAAAAAAGACGACAAACCAAAGGAAGAAGAATCTTCCGACAACGGTGATGACGACATGAAAGAAGAAAAGAAGGATGATAAGATGTACATGAAAGGCGACGAGTTCAGCGATGTTATCTCATCTGAATACCTTAACTGGATGGAAGATACTCTCAAATCTGCTGGTGTAAACACCAACGAAGCAAGAGCACACTTTGATGACTTGCAAAAGCAACAAATGGGTGGATTTGACAATCCTGACTCCGTTGACGGTGCTGACTACTTTGGTGGTCAAGTTCGTGGACGAGGACAAGAAGGTGGCAACCCATCAACTGGTGCTATCTCCGCACTCACAGCAGGTGGCGGAAAGCAACCTGCTGGTGCAATGGGACCTGCTAAAGTTGCAAAGGGAGATTACCTTTCAGCCGCTACAGTTTCACAATCCGACATCGAAGCCGCTTACGAAGTTTACAAAGCGGCGGCATTGGAACAACAATTCCGTGGTAACCTTGAATCCGAGTTCTCATCCCGTCTTAATAAAGAGATGACGATTGCTAAGAACGAAGAAGCACGAGCACACTTTGACGCTCGTGAGCCACTATCGGAAGTACTCAAGTCTATTGAGTCCCTTTCCGAGCGAATTGACAACCTCTCAACCGAGAGCGTTTCAATCCGTAAGTCGGCTTCTTCACCAAACATTGAAATTCCCTCCACCCAAGATTTGGGTAACATGTCTTGGGACGAGGTACATAACCTCGCTGACAAGGCAATAAGGGGAAGCAACTAATCTAAGGAGATGATGAACAATGGCAAGAGATTACATACGAAGCATTACTGACATGGAACGCTACTACTACGGTGCTGGCAACGCAATGGGTTACTCCTACTCCGGTAGCGAGTTGCTCAAGGCTGACGCACCTATGCTTTCCACAACAGCGGGAACATACCAAGCGATTTATGGTCGCAAAGTTTGGTCCCAACTAAACCAAGAATTTAACGCATTCTCAATTCTACCAAAGCGTCCGTGGGAACGAAGTGGATGGCGAGTCATCACAGAACGTCCTTCCTTCGCTGTTGGCGGCGGTGTTGCAGAAAACGCAACACTTCCTGACACAACCAAGCCGACCTTCCAGCACATTGCGGCCAAGCCTAAGACTGTGGTTCACACATTCGACATGAGCGAAACTGCAATGTTCCTTGCTGACAAGGACGATGGACTTGGCGACATCCGTTCTATCCTAAAGGAAGAAATGGGTAAGCACCACGCAGAACACATCAACAAGATGATGACCGCAGACAAGGCTACACTCGCAGGTAACGACTTTGAATCACTTGACCGTATTACGGTTGGTTCAAACGAAACTGGAACTGACATTGACATGTACAGCATTGACCGAAGTGCAAACTCTTGGTCTTACTCGGAAGTCAATCAAAACGGTGGAACAGACCGTGTTCTGTCCCTCGACCATCTTGATGACCTCTTCCAGAAGTGCTGGACTCGTGGTGGTAACCCGAAGGTTATCCTTACAGGATATGACACACTTATGCGTCTACAACAACTTCTACAATCACAACAACGTTTCCTTGAAGAGAAGCGTGTCACCCCAACCTACAACGGTGTAAAGGGTGTACCGGGTATTGAAGCAGGTTTCATTGTTGCAACATACAACGGTGTTCCAATTATTCCATCAAAAGACGTACAAGCCGATGGTCTAAGTCGTATGTACTTCCTTGATACTGATTACCTGTACTTTAGCACAGCAATTCCAACGCAATACTTTGAGAGTGGTATCGAAACTGGTGACCCATTCGCTATTAACCGTCTTGGACAAGAGGGTATGTACCGAACTATGGGAGAACTATGGACTACTTTCTACGGAGGTCACGGTTCAGTCCGAGACTTGAAGTGAGGCTAATGGAAAAAAATACATGGAGATGAAAAATTATGACAGTAATAGTAAACCCAACAGACCTAACTTTAGCGTCCGACGAAGCATATAACGGTGTACAATTCAAGCACGACGATGGTGACATCACAGATGTTAGTGTCCTTCTTGATTTGGACATGAGAACTGGAACACCAATCAGCGAAACAGGCTGGCTTAGTGGTAACACTGGTGGTTCATACCCCGGAAGTCTTACTGGTTTCCAAGCATCTAACAGCGATGGAAATGCAGTAGGCTCTATGCGAATGATGACCGTACAACTTGACCTTGAAGCGGCGGCAGTAGAACCTCTAATCATTACAGCAGGTGTTTCAAAGATTCTTGCAATTCTTGGAACTTCTATGCCTCTTGCAGACAAGACGCTTTCTGTTTCCTTTACGAACACAGGATTGGACAACGGTGCTTCTGCACCTACAAACGACCCAAGTAGTGGAACACTCCCTTGCTTGTTGTTCCACGCAGAAGCCGCAGTTGACAAAGTTACCGTAACATTCATGTGTCTCGGTTGAGATTAGGTGTTTAAAGTGCCTCACGTAACCTACACAGGTCCCTTCTACGAACGAAGGCGAAGAGATTCAAATGCTTCGTGGATTCGTGGGAAAAAAGGACAGGTTACACAAGAGTGGCTAAATGAGTGGAGACATACTTTACCTGAAACTCACTTCCTCATCGAAGGAGATGAAGAAGTTACAGTCGATGGTGGAAATGATGGATTACCAGACAACGGATGGAGTCGAAAAGACATTCTTGAATGGCTTGACGAACAAAACGTTGATTTACCTAATGGTTACATCACTAAAACAAAGGCACTCACTCTTGTAGACGAGCACTTAAACCCAACAGAAAATGGAGATGAATAATTATGGCGGCAAGCACATCAGACACACGAACACACGTAATGGGCGATATGCTCATGATAACTGGAACCTTTACAGAAGGTGGAAAGGAAATTTCCTATGACGGATTAGTTTCTACAGTATTTGCGGCAGGTGGACATTTCACAACAGCCGTTTTTAGTGGTGTAACCATTAACAATGGAAGCAATGAAGGAATAGGACAAACAGTATTGACTTGCGACACACAAAGTGTAGCAGGTGCAGTTACTTCTTGTCTTAACGTTGGACAAACACTATACAACGAATTAGGAATACGATTAGGTATTATTACAGCAGTAGATGCTACATCAGTAACTATTGATACTGCTTTAACCGCACCACTATTAGATAATGCAAAACTATTTGTTTTAGGAGGTACATCAATGACTCTTAAATCAGATGTGGCTGTAACCGCACATACTGTAACACTCGATGTTTCAATTGACGAAACAAACAGCCTTGTTATCTTTTCAACTGGTAATGAAAAAGGCACAATAACGGCAACCGATGCCGCAGTAGCAGATGCTACTATGGGTGGACGTTGGTGGATTCTCGGACAGCGATGAGGTGATTCCTCATGGCAGTATTAAGTGGCTATGGCTCACGAGTAATCGGTCCCTACAGTCCTAAAATGATGGCAGATGGAACGGCAACTGCGCT